GGCTCTCAACAAGGCAAAATATTAAGAGCAGAAGAATATTTGCAAATAGCAGAAAGAATTATTAACGAAGAACCCGAATGTGTTTTAATTATAGACTCGTATTCGGCGTTGTGTACAGAAGCAGAGATCACATCTGATATGAGTAAAATGCAACGTGCGGATGGAGCAAAGCTATTAGCTAAGTTTTGCAGAAAAGTTGCCAATGTTATTCCTGTAAATAAAAACATAGTAATAGGCATTACTCATCTTATGGGGAATCCAACTGGCTATGGTGCAGAGTTTAAAGAAAAATCAGGTCAGGCAGTAGCCTATCAAACAGATATTAAATTAAGAGCAAAAACCTTTAAGTCCTGGGTTCTAAGTGGCGATAATACTCCTATAGGGCAAGAGATTGAATGGACGGTTGTGTGTTCTGCGATAGGGCCTCCGGGAGCAAGTATGACTAGTTATGTTCGATATGGTCAAGGTATTGATAAAGCCAAAGAGCTTGTTATGCTAGGTTCTGATTTTGGATTGATTAAAGCTGCTGGTGCATGGTACACTACAGAATTCATGGGTGAAAAAGCCCAGAAATTCCAAGGAGCAGAAAAAGTAAGAGATTTCTTGCTGGAAAACCCAGAAGCTTATGAAGAACTATACTCAAAAATTAAGGAAATGATGGGTATCAAAAATGTTAGTGTATGATTTAGAGCAAAAACAATCTAAATGGTCTCTGACTGGATATTCTCAGAATAATAGAAAGAAAATATCGGATTATCATTTAAGAGCAAGGGAAATATTAAAATCTATATATCCTACTATGGCTATTTTAGAAGAGGTTGCATTTAATCCAAGGAAAGGTCAAACTCTTTACTTCGATTTTTACATACCTATGATAAATAAGGCGATCGAGGTTCACGGCGAGCAACACTATAAATTTACACCCCATTTTCATAGTTCACCAATAGCTTTCGCAAAACAAAAATCTAGAGATAAAGATAAAATGGAATGGTGTGTTGTGAACGGCATTGATTATGTAGAACTACCATATAACCAATCAGAAGATCAGTGGAGACAGGCAATAAACGATGGTTGATACAAAAACAGAGGTAAACAAATGGGACGAAATCCTTGACGAATATGAACACGGTCTTGGTATACCCAAGTATCAAGAATGGTCCATGGATGAAAATGAACTAAATGAATATCTTACTATGTCTAGGAATGAGATAGAAAAATTAAGTCCCGAAGATTGTGCTCAGATATCCTACAGGCTTGGTCAATTTAGTTTCTTTGTGCAGAGATCGTCTAATAGAGAGCAAGCAAGATATAATTGGGCAGAAGAAACTATAAAAAGTGTTATCGCTGACGAAATTAATTCTTATAAAGGCTATGGTTATTTAGAGAAATCTTCACAAGCAATTAAGCATAATGAAAAAGCATATAACCTACAAAAAATTAGCAAATACGCTAAACAAAGATTAGATAGGCTTTTATATTTAGCAGCATCTATTAAAAACTTATCGGACATTATGATATCTATCCAAAGATTGAAAGTGAGTATGAAAAATGGGTGAAGTATCAAAAAAACAATTATTAGAAATGATGCAAATGATGCAAACCATGATAGAAAATATATCTGATGACGACGAGGAAGTGGTTGAAGAAAAACCTGTTCGCAAAACAGCAAAGAAAAAAACAGTGCGGAAAAAGAATAAACCCAAAGTTATCGAGCGTGGGGTTGTGCAATCTAATAGACCCAATCTATTTGATGAAATGCCAGAAAAAGATATGCATAAATCCGATACCATAATAGATAAAAAACTAAATGTACATCCGCCATCAGTAAGAAGCAGAAAATTTTCGATGGTGACTGTTCAGTGTAGAGTATGTGGCAAGCAGGAAGAAATATCTCCCAGCCTAATTCCAGAAGATAAAAGTAGATATAAGTGCAATAATTGTTGTTCTTCTCAAGGGTAATATGAATATATTAGTAGATTACGCAGCTGAAAAGGGCGTTATAGCAGGATTGGTGCGGTATGGTCATGATGCTTTTCTAGATGTATCTGGCATTATAAATGGAGACTGTTTCCAAAAAGATGAACACAACGTTCTCTTTAACTGTATATTTCAAGCCTTTGAAAATACAGAACAAGACACCTCTGTGGATATAGCATCCATATTTTCTGCTGCAAAAGAATTGAACCTAGATAAGATTGTTGACAGACTAAATGAGTCTGGCACCCTGAAACCAATACTAAATTTTCCTATTGAGAAAAATAATGTACAAAAACTTGCAATTAAGCTCAGGAAGCTTAAAATTGCCAGAGATCTCTATAATCAAATGGATCTTGCGAAAGAACAGATATCAGAAATTACCGGAAGCGAAAATATAAACCATATTCTCTCGATAGCAGAAGATTCGGTATTTAATTTCACATCATCCTTAAATGATGAGAATAATGAGCCTTCTCAAATTAATTCTGGTATAGAAGAGTATATTAAGGAACTGGCTGAAAATCCAGTAGATCAAATAGGTATACCAACCGGATTCCCTATTTATGATCAATCTATAGGTGGTGGCTTGAGACGTAGTACGATCAATGTTATCGCAGCTAGACCGAAAACTGGTAAAACATTGCTGGTTGATAATATGTCGTACAATATATCGAAATTAGACATTCCTGTTTTGAATTTAGATACAGAAATGACTAAAGAAGATCATGTAAATAGGCTACTAGCACTATCAACAGAAGTGCCTATTTCAGATATAGAAAGTGGAAAGTTCTCCCAGTCTGTAATCAACAGACAGAAAATTCAAGAATCCGCCAAAACATTAAAAGACAATATATACTACCATTCTATTGCTGGAAAAAGTTTTGAAGAACAACTTTCATTAATGCGTAGATGGGTAACAAAAAAGGTCGGATTAAATAAGGATGGTTCAGCAAAAGACTGCGTAATATTTTACGATTATCTTAAGCTTATGGATAGTCAAGGTATATCTCAGGACTTAAAAGAATATCAGGTTCTGGGTTTTATGATGACTTCGTTACATAATTTTGCATGCAGATACAAAGTGCCTATTGTGGCGTTTGTTCAATTAAATAGAGATGGTATTACCAAAGAAAGCACAGACACAGTAAGTGGATCAGATAGGATTATATGGTTGTGCAGTAACTTTACAGTATTCAAAAGAAAAACAGACGAAGAGATTGTTGAAGATGGTGCAGAAAACGGCAACAGAAAATTAGTTCCTGTTATTAGTAGACACGGAGCAGGACTAGATGATAACGATTACATTAATTGCAATATGAAAGGCTGGTGTGCTAAAGTTACTGAAACCAAAACCAGAATTGATATCCTAAATAATAGAAATAATACAGCTAAAGATTCCTTTACTATTGAAGACGATGAGCCAATTAATTTTATATAGCCCAGCAGAGCTTAAATATATCTGCTCCCAGTTATGCGATAAGATAGATGATTTGTTTGAGGCGCTATCTATCGAAGATGTTAGAAAAACATCTAAAATGTATATTTGTCAGTGTCCAATTCATGGTGGTGATAATATATCGGCATTTAATATTTATCCTTTTGGAGAAGAATTTCGGGGTAATTGGATATGCAGAACACACAATTGCGAAAGGGTTTTTAGGTCGTCGATCATAGGATTTATTCGTGGTGTGCTTTCTAGAAATAAACACGGCTGGTCCGAAGCTGGAGACGATATGGTTTCTTTTCAAGAGACCCTAGATTTTATAGATAATTTTTTGGAAAAGGGAATTAAGGGGATCAAAAAAGAAGATATTAAAATATGTTCACGACCCAGCAAACCACAAAAAATAACACCTCCGCAACCCCCTAAGGTTAAAATAGATAGACAAACAGTACGAAATTTATTAAAAATGCCGTGTGGCTATTATCTAAATAGGGGTTACACTAAGGATATTCTTGATAAGTACGATGTTGGGCTTTGCTTAAATAAAGGCAAGGAAATGTATGCTAGAATTGTTGTGCCAATATATAATGAAAATCAAGAATATGTAGTTGGGTGTAGTGGTAGATCCCCGCATGAAAAATGTGATAATTGTAAATGCTTCCACAACCAATCCAAACCATGCCCCAAGCCTGAAAAACAATGGATGTATTGTAAGTGGCGACACAGTAAAGGTTTTGACGCACAAAAATATCTTTACAATATATGGTATGCTAAAGATTATATCAAAAAAACAAAAAGTGCTGTACTGGTTGAAAGCCCAGGAAATGTATGGAAACTAGAAATGGCAGGAATATTCAATTCTGTTGCTATGTTTGGGACAAGTATGTTTTCCCTATATCAACAAAAACTATTAGATGATCTTGGTGTGGAAAAACTTATCTTACTATTAGATCGTGATGAAGCTGGACAAAAGGCATCAGATAGAATTGTAAAAGATCTGTCAGACAAATACCAGATATTCCAACCAAGTATTGATAAAAATGATGTGGGAGACATGGACGTAGATTCTATTCGGAATACAATAAAAAGATACATGGAGAATATAAAATGTATATGATAGCATTCGCCGGAAGAAAACAATCTGGTAAAACAAGTTCTTGTGAATATGTTTCAAAAATATTTGCACAAGAAGCACAACTAAATTCTGCTATCTATAATTTTGCTGACCCATTAAAGCAGATGTGTATTAATATCTTCGGGTTAACATACGACCAATGTTACGGTTCTGATGAAAGCAAGAACGAATACGTTAACTGTCTTTGGCCAGATAGCGGGAAATCCATGACGGCTCGAGAAGTTATGCAGTATGTTGGAACTAATGTTTTCAGAAAAATGCAGCAGAATGTTTGGGCAGATGCGACGATTCGCAAAATACAAGATGAAAATCTACCTTTAGCTTTGATAGCGGATTGTCGTTTTCCTAACGAGGTTGAAGCTGTTAAAAATGCTGGTGGACTAGTAATCAAACTTAATAGAAATCTATACAACTCCTCGCATGAAAGCGAGACTGCATTAGATGAAGACCGATATGAACAATCAAATTTTGATTTTATCATTGATAACCAGAACATGGATATTAGAGAAAAGAATAAACTCATATACGATTATCTCAAACTAAAGAGGGTATTACCATTATAGTAACATATATAAGAAGTAGTTCTTACGGGACTCATTCTATGTGTCCCCAGCAATATCTAATAGAATATGTTCTAGGTAGAAAGTCTCCGTCGAACAAGAAGGCAGATAAGGGAACTATAGTACATAAAGTTTTAGAAATTCTCGCTCTGTTTGCTTATCACCAACAAAATAAATCTAACCGGTTTGATGATGAAATACTTGGCGAGGTTATTATTAAAGATTCTAGATATATGGATGCTGTATATGTATATGAATTAACTGTAGAGATATACAACTATTATACTGCGAGATTTACTCATCACGAATGGTCAGAAAAAGATTTAAAAGATTGTGTCAAATGGGTTAATAAAGCCTTGGATCATAATGAGGGTATGTTTGATCCAAGATTTAGATCTATTATTATGCCAGAACAGCACTTTGATATCCTTATAGAGAAACCTTGGGCTGAGTATGATTATACATATAAGTCGCAAAACATAAAGGGTAAATTGGGCATAAAGGGTACCATAGATTTAATTACTAAAATAGATGATCAGACAATCGAAATTATAGACTGGAAAACCGGTAGAAGATTAGACTGGGCCACAGGAGAAGAAAAAACTTTTGCCAAATTACAAAAAGATTTTCAGTTAAGACTATATCATTATGCTATCAGTAAGCTTTATCCTCAATACCCCAACATTATTGTTTCCATCAATTTTATTAATGATGGTGGTCCTTTTACTCTTATGTTCAATGAGGACGATCTAAAAGATACCGAAGAAATGATCAGAAAAAAATATGAAGAAATTAAAAAGACAACCAAACCCAAATTAAATAAAACATGGAAGTGTAGAAAACTTTGCCATTTTGGTAAAAATACTTTTGAAGAAGATCCAAACATAGCACCCATATACGAATATAGAGAAAATAAATTTATCAATATTGGTCAACCAATGACTATATGTGAACAAATTAAACACGATACAGATGCTATGGGTTTAGATGCTGTTATTGACAAGTATACTCCAGAAGGATATAATGTAGCATCGTACAAAGCCCCAGGGTCCACAGAATGAAAAACTATATACCTTTACACGTTCATAGTCACTATAGCCTTCTAGACGGTCTGTCTAAACCAGAACAAATAGCAGACAGGTGTTTAGAGATTGGTGCAAAATCATGTGCTATAACTGATCACGGCACTATTAGTGGCTGTGTAGAGTTTTATTCCAAATGTAAAAAGAATAATATAAAACCTATACTAGGAGTTGAAGCATATATATGCGAGAATAATAGTCTCCAAAGAAATAAAGAGAACTCCAAATTATCTCATATGTTATTGTTGAGCAAGAATCTGCAAGGCTGGAAAGAACTTATCAAACTAGTATCCTTTTCAAACCATCCAGACAGATTTTATAGAAAACCTAGACTCTCTTTAGCAGACCTGCAACAATTTGATTGTAGTAATTTTATATGTATTACCGGACATCCCGGATCTGTAATATTTAATGATATTGTTTCTGGGGATATAATTTCTAGCGATTGCAAAAGACTATGTTTAGATAAAGCCAATTTGTTGCAAGATATTTTTGGTAAAAATAATTTTTTTCTTGAAATACAAAATATGGACAATCAAAATAGCCCTATACAGTCTAAGGTGTCTGAAATTTACAGAGAAGTGGCGGATTCTCACGATATTAAAACTGTGGCTACTATTGATGCTCATTACTGCCGTAAAGAAGACGCTGAGGATCAAAGGGTTTTGCTATGCAATAATCTGAAAACAACGATGAAGCAAGTAAAGCAAATGATGTCTAGCGAAACAGGATTTGGTATGGATTGTTTTTTCAAGTCTAGTCAATTTCATATTTTAGATCAAGAAGAAATTAATAGGTATCATACTGAATCAGAGATAGAAGCTACTAATGAAATAGATTCTATGTGCGAGGAATATGACATACTAAGTAAGCCAAGGCTGCCAAGTTTTAATTGCCCAGATAATATGTCTGAATTAGACTATCTTAAGTATATCATTAAGCAATCCATAACATCAAATAATTATAATGAAGACTACATAGCCAGAGCAAAAACAGAACTTTCCACTATCAAGAAAGCTGGTCTTGCAGGATACTTTCTTATTGTTAAAGATATTGTTGATTATGTTTCTAAGAATAATTGGTTGCCAGGTCCTGGTAGAGGTAGTGCTGCTGGGTCATTAGTTTCTTATCTTCTAAATATCACATCTATCGATCCAATAAAATATAATCTGATTTTTGAAAGATTTTATAACGACGGAAGAAACACCGAAGATAGAATATCTATGCCAGATATTGATGTCGATGTACCCATTAATAAAAGAGACGATATTATTTCTTATATTAAGCAATCTTATGGCGAAGATAAAGTAAGCCAAATGATTACATTTAATACCCTAAAAGGCCGTGGTGCTTTAAAGGAAGTATTAAGAATAAATAGCAATCTAACTTTTGAGGAAGTAAATAAAATTACCAAAAATATTGCGGAAGAATCCAAGATTGCTGATGATCTCCAGGAAATGAAAGATCTTACGGGAGATTCATCTATCATTAGGTGGTGCTTAGAAAACGATGGATCGAAATTAGATAGTTGGTGCAAAATCGACGGAAA